TTTCCTCTTTTTTTGTCAACAATTTTCTGTAAATAGTCCAACTGGTCGCCTTTTGTGTCCTTGATCGCCACATAGCAGATCACTGACATCAAATCCTCAATCCCAAGCGGGTATTCCTTGTAGATCTTTGCCATTCTGGCGTACTGCGCCTTGGTGAGAGGCTTTCCGCTGACAGCAGCAAGGAAATCTCCAACGGCTCCAGACTTATTGCCGACTGAAACCACGTGCGATAGCCACTGTGGCAGCGTTTTCCCTGCTATTCCTTTACTTCCCTCGCTTCGCGCAGCCCCGGAACCATCGTCTTTAGGATCTTTCGCTCTGGAAGTAGTTGCGGATGACTTTCCCATTTATCACAAATCTCCCTGTACTCACATGTCGCGTGCGCCCACGATGAAGGGTTAGGATAGACCCCTTTCTCCTGCGCGTCAAGAAACGCCCTCACCGAGATGTAGAGTTTATCTAGGGAGTCCTGCCCCCTGCGTGTAACCCTACGATCAACGTTTGGCGACTTCGCGCTCTTGCTGATGATGTTAAAAGTTACTTCTGGGTCATGATCAAAGTTTTCGCGAACAGCGAGAACATATGCGGTTGCCTGAATGTCTCCGTGCTCCCTTCCCGCCTCCCACTTCCTCGATGCGGTCTTGTGCTCAACAACATCCTTCGTTGTTGTGATCATGTCCACCTGTGCCTTTAGCTTTATCGGCAACTTGCCAAGTCGGCTGTGCTTAATCTCGGCAAACATCGTGCGCTCAACCGCATGAGCGACCCAAGGGTCGCCTTCGGTGAGTGCCGCGCGGAGCATCTCCTGGCCCATCGCCTGCTGACCAATTGGGTCTGCATCCTTCTCTGACATCCAGTCAACCTTGGCAGATTCAATTGCATAGGTTGTCTTATACGCCTCATATGCCTTGCCAAGATCGCCCTGCTTCTTTGCCCCGGCAACTGGCTCGTACCAGTGCTGTAAGCCAGAGTGGACAGCGGTTCCTAGCGCAAAGAATGGCGTGGTCTTATCAGTCCAGAGACCAAGGCGATACTTGTACCACCAGCGCAGCGGGCAAGAGAGAAACTCTCTTAGCTCGCTAACGCTGATATGTTCTGGGTGCCGCTCTTCGTAACGGATCAACTCCATCAAGCAAACTTCGCGCGCTTGTTCTTCCAAGCGTTCTGAAGCAGCCCGCGCTCATTGTCGGTCAAATCAAGACCAGCGATATCCTGCCCAACCCTCTGTAGTTCAGCGGCATCGTTCGCAACATCAATCGCATCAAGCCAGTTGGTGACAATCGGGCTCTCCTTGATTTCAATGTCGCCAAAGATGTCCTTAGCCGCAGCAACGATTGGATCTGCCTTTGGTGCAGTTCCAGCCTTGGCGCGAATCTCGTCACCAGACGCAACCTTCTTGGAGGGAAGACCGGCCATCACAAGTGCTCGACCAGCGGCGCTCGTCTCGGTGTTCTCCAACTCCGAACCGCGCGTGTATGGCGTGCTGCCTGGGATATTCATTGACGAGTGACCAACCCCTGCCGGCTTCTCGTCTGGGGTCTCACCGCGGAATGCCTGTGCCTTAACAACAACAAGCTTGTCGCTGATGGAGATAATCTCGGTCTCAATCCGAGCGTTCGGATACGTTTCGTACCACGCCCTGATTCGGTCTGCTACCTCTACGTAGTCTGCCGCGAATGCCTTGCGCTTCTCTGGCGCTGGGTTATTTCCGTAAGCCATCTCTTTTACCTACCCTTCTTGAGCTCTGCTGCTCTGCGCAGATACTCACCAAATAATTCTTCCTCAGCAACTCCGAGGAAGTCGCTAATCTTAGCCCTCATCGGCTGACTCATCTTCACATGCCCGAACCTCAGGTCCCGAAGGTACTGCGGGTGGCACTCAAGGTATTTTGCCACAACATCGTGGGGAATGCAAGAGTCGTCAATGACCTGCCAGATATGCGCGCATGTCGCGCGCTGCATAAGGCGCCATTGCCTCCCCTTTTCTCCACTAAGTTTAGACACCTACCGTGTTAATGTCATCCGGTGATCGGAGCCACTCCTCGCAGGCTAGGCTGATCCCGCGATTAACCCAGAGGCGACCCTCATGGTCAAGGATCTCGCCAGACTCTGCAAGCTCTGCCTCAAGAAGTTCGTGTGCGTCCGCTACCACGGAAAGCAGGATGCTCTCCTTTTCGCTTGCCTGATTATCACCAAGCGTGGCTGCGATCTCATGCGAATCAAGAGCCGCCATAAGGCACGAGCGACCACGAAGCTCCAACTCAATTTCTCGAGTTTCTGTCACTTCTTCACCTTTCCAAGAATCTGATATGCGCGCTGGCGGCTGATTCCAAGCTTCCCTGCAATCTCCACCATCGTCATCCCAGAGCTCTTGAGTACTAGAATCTCGCCCGCTCGGACCTCAAGCGACGCGAGAGCCGAAGTGGAACGGTGTTTGTGGTTGCACCACCAGCACCGAGCGGCCTCAGGCGACGTGACCTGCTTTCCGCAATTCACGCAGTTTGCCATTTGGTCGCTCCTTCCATCTTCATTGGCATATTCTAAGGGCCTCCCATTGACATGTCAAGGGGAGCCTGGTCTTCGCCTACTGACCGTAGAACTTATGAAGGTATTCGTTAAGCAGGGGCCTCCAGACCCTAGACTGCTCCGTCTTCAGCCGATGGTGAAGGCCGCAGAGGGATACGAGATTCTGCGGGATAGACGGGCCCCTCTTCCCCAGCCCGGACCCATTCACATGGTCAAGCTCAAGCCCAAACCTGTCGGACGGGCCAAACTGGGTACCGCACAGGCCCATCATGCCAATCTTTGGCCCCACACACCCACCGTCTCTTTTAAAGACCTCTTGGGCTGCGGCAAGGGTGACTGGGTCCTTATGCCGGATCTTCCTTTTGATTTGAGATCTCTTCACTTACTTCTTGGGTAGTCGGCGACGTACCCGTTGCGCTCGTGTCCCTCCCAGTACGCCCCGAAGTAATCGCGAATCATCCGATCCCCCCTTCTTTTCCTTTACTTTCTCAGCCGACATCACTCGGCAGGGAAGACAGTAGCACGGCTGTGGGTGGTATGTCTTATCGCTCAAGGAAGAGGTCGCGGCCCAGTCGGCGGCAGTGGAAACTCTTGATATAGTGGCAGAACAGCATTTTTTTCATACTGAGCATTCTGCTCTCCCTCAATATTGTCTTTAATAATTTTCCCTGTAAGATCTTCAACTATTGCAAAAATATTATCGCCACGAGAAACAATAGAGATTCTCTCTGTAGAACTCATCGGTTCTTTTCCCTTGCCTCAACTTGGCGCATGATTTTATTTGACCACGCAACCCCAGCATCTCCGCCCCAGAGCGCCCACGCAATACGTCCAGCCGAAGGGAAGCCAGGCTGACCCGGCTTAAAGCCCTCACCCTGCTTGTCAACTTCGTGACGGGCAAGGAATGCTCGCATCTTGCGAGCGCGCGGGATTGTCATGGTGTTGCTGATGAGCATTCGTGCCGTTGTCTGACCTGGCCCAATGCCGCCGCGTCCGAATTCTTTTCTCCAGTCAAGACCACGCTTCGCCTCAGACTTTACTGCAGAAGGAACGTTTAGGCTAATTCCAGAGTAATCCGCAGCAGCGTACTTCTCCGAAACATCTGATGGACCATGAACCTGCGGAACGCCAAGTGCTTCATAGGCATCTCGTGCTTCAGGGTCGTTCTCAATTGCCTCAACGACACGAACGTTTTCCTTAAGAATCTTAGACATCTTGTATTTCTTGAATTGAAGACTAGAGCTAGCTGGGAAATCACTTAGATGAATCTGGTCGTGAGGAATGTCATTCTCCTCAAGCCATGCGCGTGTTTCCTCAAGGCGCTTCACCGACCTAGAGCTAATGATGAAAATTCGGTGCGTGTCAGACTTCTGGCGCAGGTAGTCTGCGACATTCTCATTGACATTATCGCTACCGTCAGAAGCGCTCAAGATGCCGTCAATGTCGGAAACAATGATTGAATCCCCCGCCGCCTTGGTCTCGTCAGTCTCAGGGTCGGATGGGTTCTGGTTTGGCGTGTTGGAAGACCCTGGATCTGGCTCCATGTCTTCTCCGCTTGGAATTCCCTCTGGACCTGAGCCATCTGGGGTTGGCGGCTCGTTTACGGCAGCATTGCCGAACACGACGGTGTCAAGGTATTCCCCGTAGCGATCCGACGGGACATAGCCCTTCGGGGTCTGGAAGAGAATCTGGTCTCCGATCTCACCAATGCCGTCCTGACCGCGCTCGCGGAGGGCATCGTTGATGCGAAGCCACGGAAGGCCACCAAGCGCCATCTTGTTGTACTCCGCAATCGTCTGCTGGGCGGTTCTTCCGATCTCCGTGAAGACGAAGCGGAGGTCGCTGTCATACCTTGCCACAACCTCTCGAGTCAGGTACTCGGCGATCAACTCAGCGAGCGGAACAATCCCGTTGTCGTAGGTGAACGCAGCCCCGGTCTCCGACGTGCTCTTATTTACATCAAAGGAGATGCCGATGTCCTGTGGCTGCACTGCGAATACTGCACAGATCTTTCGGGCAAGGTAGACCTGCCACTCCATAAACTGCATGTCGCGATTGGACGCTGCAAGCGGGAGCCACTGCATCCCCTTGCCTCCGCCAGTGATTGCAATCTGGCTCTTACCGGCAACTTCTGCTTCCCAATATGCCTTGAATGAGTCAACCTGGTCTGGGCGAACACCTTCCCCTAGATGGAGAACGCCAGGAGGTGCCGCCTGCGATACTGCCTTGGCGTTGTACGCGGCAGCATCAAGGTCTGCGATAATTGTTTCTGAAAGCACTTCAAGCGGAGAAAGTCCGATTGGGCTATAGGTAACTGGGTTGGCAATCACCACGATAAGTTCGTCATTCCTGTAAACGGCAAGCTGCTTGCCCGCGCCGTCCATTTCGTAGTACCGCGGCTTACTTTCGTCCCTGCCATCCCAGGTAGTGTCAAAGGCGATACGGGCGGCGTCCTTATTCCACAGGTAGGCGATTGGGTCTGCGCCAACGCGAGATCCAACCTTCCTCTCAATTTCAATTGCGCCCTGATCAAGAACCAGAATGTCCTCAATCACAGGCTCAATAAACGAGCGCCAAGATTCACCCTTTGGATTTGGTCGCCGGAAAAGATCACGAAGTTTCTGTACAGTCCTTGGGTCCGGGCTGTCGCCAGCGTCATTGCTGACGATGTCCCACTTTGCTCGGCTGATCTGTGTTCGGCGCAGGTTAACGGCGGCACGAATCCAAGGATTGCCGCGCGACCATCGCCGTAGTTGCTCGGTGCTCATCTTGGTAATTGTGTTTAATCCATATGCGCCGCGCGCGTATGGTCCCGCATCTGGGACAAGCGATGGGGCTGCTTTTTCGGTCACCTGCTGCGGGCCGCCTCCAAAGAGGCGCTGAATAAGAGATCGCTGCTCAGCCATTTTTACCTTCCGCTACGCCGCTGCCTAATCGCATTGGACCAAATAGTCTCAACTGCGTCAGTATTGACATATCTACGCATTTCGTCAATAGGGCAATCCACTACACGCTTCCCATTGACATAATTCACCGTTCTTTTGTTAAGGGCCTTCGCCCACCATACTGGCACAACAAAGGTCCCGTCTGTGAACTGAACCTCCAATGTTGACTCAACGCTCGGCGTCGTCATCTTCTGGCTCCTGTTCCTCAATCGGGTCAATTGTCAAATGTCCAGGTCTCTGGCGTGGCGATGTGCCATTGAATATCGCAAGCTCATTATGAATGGCTCGCATGATGCTGTCAATATCTGTGTCTGCTGTCTCTTCGTCCTCCCCCTTGAGCATCTCGTCCACCTGGATGGCGATCTTTCGGCGCTGAGGGACGCTTTGGCGGCTCTTGTGAAGGTCCGCGTAGCACCACTGGCAAACATTGTACCTCTTCTGCCCCCTTGCCCTTGGGATCATGGGTTCTGGCACGAGCTCGGTCACAAGGTGCTCTTGGCCGGCAAGGATGCCGCAGGAAGCGCAGCGGGGGTGGGATCGGCGACCCTTCTCGTAGGACTCTATGACTGGCTGAATTTGCCTCTGGAGTCGGATCAGCGACCTAGCCAGATCCTTGATCTGATCGCCAGAGTAGTTGATTTCACCACATAGCGTGCACTGCGACATTCGGAGATTATAGCACGAATGTTATGATTTAATTTAGATAGGGTTAAGGAATCTTACGCGTAGATCATATAGGTGCATTTAATATGTTACAATCGTTGTATTATGCCCCTGAAAAGGTGGTAAAACCTAGCAGA